TACGATTGCTTACAGATATTATTCTTCTATACCTACTTTTACTGTTTCCAATGACAACGATTCAATTACGCCTTACGTAGCGGCTGTATGTCAGCCTGCGCTAATACACGGCATTTCTGCTTTATACAAACAGGAAAAGGGTGACGATCAGGGCGCACTGTCGGACAAACAGGAGATGGAGCGCGTTATTGCTATTGCAGGCAGACAAAACTTTAATGTGCAGGGAAATAGGACATACCGTATGCGTAGAGCGGATGACCATATTTCTGGTAAGTTTAGCTTTCAACCTACGGAAGGAAGCATAGGATAATGCCTATTGCCGCTGAATCACTCCGTCTTGGCCCTTGGCGCAGTGGGGTAAACTATAGCCTTCCGGCTGAAGATATGCCACCAGACGGGCTGTATGAGATGGAGAATTGCACTGTAGGGTTAGCTGGTGAAGTTGCCAAGCGTAACGGCTTTGCAAAATATAATTCAAGTGCTATGAACAGCGGTGCTACAGTTACGGCATGTGGTCAAGTGGTGTTAGCCGGAACAGAAAAAACCTTTGCCTTTGCTGGTAACAAATTTTTTGACGTAACGGGCGGTACGGCTACAGATCGAACAGGGACTGTAACGATAACAGCTGGTAATGATTATACATGGGATTGGGTATTAGCCGGAAACACTTTAATTGCGGTAAATGGCCAAGACACGGACGGTATAAAATGGACGGGCGGATCAGCCAATGCAGCAACGCTCGATGACGATGCAAGGTTCACCAAAGCAAAATGGGTAGCTTTTTGGGAAAATCGTGCATGGGTAGCCAACGTAAACGCTGCCGCTGATCGCATATGGAGAAGCGATGCTGGCGATATTGAAACGTGGGGTTCACTTAGTTTTAATTCTGTAGGTTTTGATATTACTGGTTTACGACCATTTCAAAATGTTTTATCTGTCCACACAGAACAGGGCATACATACTCTTACGCCTACTGGTAACGCAACGATTCCTTTCCAACAACAGCAGAGAACACAACGTGGAACGGTTGCAGGTAAGAGCATTGTTACGGTTCCTGGTGAGCGTCAATTATTCGTTCGCAATGACGGCATTTACCAATGGTCAGGCGGTTCTTCTGTAGAGAAGATTAGCTTGGCACTCGATGACAGATATTGGTCAAACCTAAACGTGTCTCGTTTGCCGTATTCATTTTCGCTCTATTATCCGGCACAAGAACAAGTCTGGTTCTTTTTGCCCTATGGCGCATCGCAGACAACGATGAACTCTGTGGTGATTTACTCTGCACGACTTAATGCGTGGTTTGGGCCGTATAACGGTTTTGCGCGTGACAGTGCAGCGTTAATAGATGATCTGCCTCATGCCGGAGACTTTGCCGGACATATTATGAAGCATGACTCTGGAACAAACGATGATGGTGCAGCCATACGGGGCAGTTTTGAAACGGCTGCCATTGCACCGTTTGGCGATGCGATAGAGTGTCGGTGGCTATATAACCGCCTGCTCTACGATAACGAAGGCGCACATGATCTCGATATAGCTCAGATCAGTGCCGGTATTGTCAGTAACTTCCAGACGGTTCAAATGGGCCAGACGGGTGCGTTACTAAACAGCACGTTTGTTTTAAATACTTCAACGCTGGAGTCTAACGTATCGGGCCTGACGAGCGACAGTGATCTGTTTGGTTACGATGCAAGAACTCGATTACGGATTTCTAATTACAACACAGATGAAACATTCACCATTCGGCGTACGTCATTGCAGTACAAGCCTATCGGCAACGTACGCCAACGCAAAACTGGAATAGAATAATATGGCATATCAATCTTCATATGCAGGGGCAATGGCCGCGCAAAATAAAAAGAAAAAGCCTCCAAGTCGAGGTGCGAATACGCCACCAGCCATGCCCCCACCACAGACGTATGGCGGTAATAAAGCCGTAAATATGGCACCGGGCGTTGGAGGAAACGAGGCTGATCCGTTAGTTACTGCTATAGCCGAAGGTGCTACTGGAGGCGGATTAGGCGCAAACAACCAAGATGGTGATCGTGCTATAGGAACTGGACGGCCAACTGGTTCAGATGTTTTTCAGCAAAATATAAATCCACAAGCTGGCCAGGGTGCGAATGCGCCACCCCCTCCACCTCCTTCTCCACCGCCACCACCAGTTCAGCAAAACATGCCAGGTACGGTGCAAGGCGGTAACACGCAAGTACAACAAAACATGGCTGGCACAGTGCAGGGTACGCCACCAGTTCAGCAGAATATGCCAGGTGCTGTTCAAGGTGTACCAGTTCAGCAGAATATGCCAGGTAGCGTTCAAGGTACGCCACCAGTTCAAGAAAACATGGCTGGCACAGTTCAAGGTGGTAACACACAAGTTCAGCAAAACATGCCAAATACGGTGCAGGGTGGTACAAGCGCTAATAATTCGGCTGCTAATATGCCTCCAGGCGTTGGTGGCAATGTAACTACAGCATTACCTCCAAATACTCCGGCTAACATGGATCCAAATGCAGGGGTGACTTCAACAGGTGGTACGGGTTATACTGAGGATACGGCTAAGTCAGCGTTTGGGGGGGTTACTGCTGATGATAATCTTACTAACAAATTACGCGATGACATTAACAAGCAATATCAAGATGCGTTTGGTGGTACTACAACTCAAGCTGAAGATATAAACAAGCAATATCAAGATGCATTTGGCGGTACTACGACTCAAGCCGATGACATTAATAAACAGTATGAAGATGCCTTCGGTGGTACTACTACTCGTGCTGAAGACATCAATAAGCAATACACTGAAGGTATGTTACCAGCTACAACTCAAGCCGAAGATATAAACAGGCAATACACTGAAGGTATGTTGCCAGCTACGACTCAGCGCGAAGACATTAATAAGCAATACGAAGAAGCCTTTGGTGGTACTACAACTCAAGCTGATGATATTAATAGGCAGTATGAAAAAGCCTTTGGTGGTGCGCCTGTACAGACTACGGATCAGCGCGATGACATCAACAGGCAGTATGAAGAAGCGTTTGGCGGTGCGCCCGTACAGACTACACCAACTGACATTGCAGGGGCCGGTGCTGATATGGCTGCTGCACAAAACGTGGTAACGCCTGAAGCCGAACCGATGCCTGGCACGTTAGAGGATGCGTTACGTCAGCAATACATGAGCAGAGTGGGTGGAACAGATGACCCAATTTTAGCCTCTCAGTTAGCCGATCAGCAGATGCGCCAGAACGAACAACGTAAAGCTTTAGTTGAACAGTTAGGTCGTTATGGGGTGTTGCGAGGCGGTGGAGATACAGCGGCCGCTTTAGCAAGAATGGGTGAAGGCGATGAGCGTAACCGATTAGCACTGGAAGCTCAAGCGGCACAACGCAGACAACAGGACTTACGTGATGCACAGGGCTTTGATTTGGGTCAACGTGGAATGGGCTTACAGGAAGACCGTTTTGGTCAGGATAGGCTTACGCAAGAACTGGCGAGAGAAGTTACTGAAGCCGGACAAACCGGACAGTTTAGAGGCGGTCAGACAATGGCCGGGCAACGCCAAGAAGCAGATATCTTTGGCGAAGTAGATGGTAGGCAGACACTACAGTCTGATATACAGCGAGGCCAGTTAGGGTTAGGCGAACGTCAAACAGGGCTACAGGAACGTACGGGTGCAGAAGATATACGCAGATCAACAGCGCAACGTGGAGCAATAGAAGGTCAGGAAGGTCGTGCAGACCAACAGTTAGAGTCACAGTTGTTTGGTGAGGTTGATGGCCGTCAAACGCTAACAGGTGAAACCACTGAGTCAAACATAAAGTCACAGGACTTAGAAAGACGTAGAGCAGAAGCTGGCTTAACAGGCACGTTTGATTACGGAGATCAGCGTGGCACAACACAAACACAAGCAGCAAAAGCATTAGCAAGCGAGTTGGAGACAGCGGCATTAGGACGCGATGTATCACGCGCTGGTCAAACTGGAGAATTTGAAGGCGAAGATACGATTGAAAAGAGGTTACAGGAAGCTCAGTTGACCGGAGATTATCTTGATGAAGAAGGTCGTTTTCTTGGAAGGACATTAGCTGGACAAGAAGGCGAAATGGATAGAGTTGGAGCAATATTAGCAGCAGCAGATGCTGGCATTATAGATAACAGGGTGGCTGAAGAAGAACTTAGAAGGGTTCTCGCGTTATCATCTGGTGGGGTTGGTGCTTATGGTGATGGAGGAGGCGGTGGAGGAGGTGCAGACTTATCTAATGAAGAAAGAAGAAACAGAGAGCAACAGTTCCAAGACGCATTGAATAGGTCAACAAATCAGGAAGAAGAGTTTGGCGATTATAACCCCGAAGGCGAAGTGATTGATGTAGGGCCAGACGGTGAATTGCCCGAAGGATTTACTGAAAATCAAGATGGAACTTTTTCTTCGATGATAAATGGTATACCACAAACCTTTATTTATAGAAAAGGGCCGCAAGGTGAAAACGTGTTGGTTAATATTACAGATCCAGATTTTAGAAGATAGAGGAAAAATATGAAAATAAATCGCCTTTTTGACTCAATTTTTTGGTTTGCTAAAAATCCACTTAAAGACACACATATGGGGTTTTTGCAAGCGGCCTTGCCGTATATAGCCAGTGCCGGGATGAGCTTGGCCCAACATCATTTTGCCGGAAAGCAAGCAGATAAACAGCGTAGGAGAGCAGACGAACAGGCTAAACAAGACAAGCTGTTAGCAAGTTTTGGTCAACAGCCTACGCAGGGGCCACAACAGTATCAAGAGCAAGGTATGGCACAAAAATTACTAAGCGATCCTATTACTCAATCGCTTGTTGGCGAGTTGGTAAACAAAGGTCAGAATAAATTAAGTCAAACTCCAACAGGTGGAATGAATGACGCTGCAAGAGATGCTATGAGGCAATATGATATTAATGCTAATGCAAGACGTAGGTCGATGTT